TTACTCTTTCGTCGTCCCCGGGCGATCCTTAAAAGCTAGCTCAAACAACCCCGTCGCAGATAAACCAGCCAGCCCCCCAGCCCAAAGGCGAAGAACGATATCCAGATCGGTAAAAGGATACGCTGCTGCACCGATGAACAAACCTATCAATAGTCCGATTATCGGGACTGCATTCCGCGATATGTTGATACTATTTTTAAACAATTGAACCAGAGCCAGTACGAATACAGCTAATATTGAGGCAAACGCCATAACATCATCTAAAATCTCTCTAGTTTCCATTAACCATTCCTCCTTAGTGGGTATTTGTAATCTCAACCGTCCTAGTGGCGGAATCATAACCCACCTGTGCACCTAGCGCTTCTGCAATAATACGAACGGGAACGTAGGTGATGCCTTTTTCAAGAACTCCATCTGCAACCTTAACCCCGTTAACCTTTACGACGGCAATTGCTTCACCCTTCAAGTTTTCTTCCTCCTTCCGATTGATGACCTTATACGCTGACTCCACTGCGGATATTGAGGGCTTTGCCCCTGCTCGTAACTGTGTGAGTGTTAACCCAAACACCATCTGAAAATGTGGATAGTCCTTAAAGCTCGTCCAATCGCCTCCCCATTCGAATCCAAGTGCCTTGGCCTCACGTACAACCTCCTGCCAATCTGCGATCTGATTGTTATTGTCGTCCAGACGCATATCCCAAGACACACTAGATCCATTAGGCAACAAAAGAGCAAAATCTACAGCTAGTCCATAATTGTGGTAGCTATACCCGCCACGCGCATTGGTGACAATCACTCCAGGCTTAATTCGTCCTTGTGCGTAAAGAGCATCTTGCTCGGCAATTGTGCGAAGTCCCTGCGTAATGAGAATGGGGATGTTGAGTTTGTAACAGCGTTCGATTAGAGCAGTAGCAGCGGAACGGACTACGGGATGTAGGTTGGTTAGACGTTTACTTGATTTTTCTTTGATTTGGGACAAAGTGAGCATCTAGACCCCTCCTTTAAATAAAAAGGCAATAATAGCAAAGATAGTTCCCGCCAGAACGTATTTAAGTAAATCAATAAACACTTTTCGTTCGCTCTTGCTGTCCGTCTGAGATTGTTGCAATAGCTGGAACACACGTGAGTCCAAAGTATCCCAACGCCTCATAATCTCGTTAAATTGAATTTTCATTTCTATCGTTGATTGTTTAATTTGCTTCACATCTTCCTCATGGCGTGATTGTTTTTCTTTTAATAATAGAAGCTCATTACTAAAACTTAGATGTTCCGTTCCAAATCTAAAGATCTCGTCTTGGATGACTACCAGTCTATTTTCAACATCTTCTAAACGGTGCTCAATGGGCGCTGCTTCAGCATCGCCTCCTCCTGAATTTACTCCCACAATGGTCATATAACAGCCCCCTTCTAAGTGATAAATAAAACAGCCCCCGTAGCAGCTACGAGGGCAAAATAAAAACGCCTACTATATGGCGCTATCTGTAATCTCTATTTATCTTCAGCCAGAAACTCCAGACCACGGTCCGTCAGAACCTCCAGCACTCCAGCTTTGAGTGTAGACGGTACCTCTGCATACTTGGTCTTACCCAAGATTACACGCTGTGCAAAAAACATAACTACCATGATATCACCTCCCTCACAAGCGAGCAGCCGAGCAACCGCAGGATCATTTATACAACTGAGTAGCCAGTTCGGATATAACATCCTCAATAAAGTCAGAGCGCTCAGAATGAGCCTTAACTTGTGACTTAAGCAGCGTGTTTTCGTTAATCAGCTGCTCCAGGCTATTCGAAGTTTGAATTGCGATATAGTCATAGTACAATTCATTTGATGGCAGCTTTACCATAAGTACCGAATATGTTCCAGGTACCGTATTGGCTTCAGGTATTTCGTCAACATCGAATCCGTCCGTACCGGAAAGATCAAAGTCGTCTGGATTTGAATATATCATGTCCACTCGACCAATTTTGTCATTTTGCTTGCAATACGTAACAAACATTCATATCACCCCTTTACTAATAATAAATCATATAGCCGTTTGCATAGGCGCTAGCATAACCCCCACCATACGCGCCCGAGATTATAGCGTACATAGTAAGCACTCCATTTGCGTCGAATCCAGCCGGAAGTACTCCACCATCTGGCATTTCAAGTTGCCCGTCCATTGCGTATGAGTTCCTCCAGCCACCGTGTGAACCAGTACCATATGGATTTCCTGTGCCTCCGTTGCTGACTCTCGTCACAATCTTTCTTTGAATTCTATCAAAGTAAAAACCTTGATGCTCAGTCAAATTGCTTCCCCCTTGGGCTGAGTACAAGCTTACCCTTACACCCGCCGCGTTTTGAAGGAAAACTGAAACTTTATTAGCGTTATTTGATTGTGACCCCGTGTAAAATTGTAGGCTGCCGCACATAGAGGCGTAGGTTGCTCCGGCTGGGATCGTTAGAATCGGAAAAGTACCATCGCCTTCCCCACCCTTCATGATTAGATTTACAGCGGAAGTTGTGCTAGGCTGCAACGTCCCTAATACTCCATAGATCCAAACACCACTTCGAATATTACCTGGTTGGATGTTAGAATCTGCTCGTGCCAATGCTGGTGATACTGTAATCTCAGGTGACCCGATAACCGTATTCTGTAGGTATGCCCCTTGTGGAATACGTATATAAAGTTGGTTACCGTCCCATCCTGAGGATAAAGCAGCCACCGCTGAAGGTTGTTGTACAATCGCGCCATCTACGCCAAACATCGGCTTTCCTTTTAGGTAGTTTGCAGGAACTAAATTAGACTCTTTTACTCTAAAAAAGACACCCCGATCAACTGCAAGACGATTTACTCCTGTTGGTAAAATCTGCATAAATAACGCTGATGTTGAGTCGTTATGAGCTGCGGGGCCGATCGAAGCCGATGCTGCATCATGATAATCAAGAATTCCTGCAGATCCACCAGTTACGCCATTCGCGGTATTCTTTAAAGGTATCGTCCCTGTTGCCAGCCCGCCCTCTGTCCCTATCGTCTTACCCGCTAGCACGTCCGCTGCTGTCGCTGTTCCATAATCACCTCCTTCACCCTGTAAGATAAAAGCCGTGCCATCATATACAACCGTGTAAACTCCGTTCAGGGCAAGTGTTGCCGCATTTCCATTGGGTTTCTTGATTGCTTTGGCCCCTAAAGTATTAGGATTGAGTGTAGGATTAGCTCCGCTAGCAATATGTGTTTTGAAACTAAATTTCAGTCCTGCTATCAGCGCCGTAGGTGCTGGGCTAAGTGTAAGAGTATATGCGGTGGCTGTACCAGCCGTAGTACCAAATCCAGTGTTGTTATTCAGTAGTGTCTTGTCCACAGCAGACATCAAGCCATTCGTAGAAGTTGTAGCTACCGCTGTACCAGCTTTCGCATTCCACGCCGTCTTTTCAGCATCCGTAACAAACCGATTACTCGCGTCTTGAGCAATAATAGCCGGTGGGTGGGTAGCCGGGTGTGTATAGTTAGTTGCTCCCGTAGCAACACCCGCCAACTTTGTTTTCTCAGCTGCGGTGTAGTCGTTCGTAGACAACTGTTTCCCAGTAACTTTATCAACCTTGCCAGTTACGGCATTATCCAAGATATCCATATTCCTATTCAGATCAGCAATATCAACGATATCTGTTCCCTCGGGCTTCTTTAATCCCAAATTTCCTGTGGTTTGCATGTGTCACTCTCCTATCTATAAGTTCTTAATTCGTTCCATGTTTTATTGTGAGCACTCTCCCAAGTCAAAACCTTAACGGAGTCCCACCAGGTATAGCTGAACACAAATTCATAAGCCAAATGCGCAGGTTTAATCTCTTCGATGATTTGAATCAACCCTGCCATATTGGGAGGAATGCCCAGCGTACTTACAAAATGAATCTCAAAACGATACTCATTGGGCACGTCCTTAACTTCAACCACTCCACCTGAAAAAGCGGACGCCGTCCGCTGGATCATCTCCGGCGTTGTCGTCCCGTTTCCACGCAGCTTCGCCTTAATCATCTCTCGGCGTGTAGCATATGACTTAGATGAATCAATATTTAGTCCAAGCTCAGCCTCCCAACGTCCAAGACTTACCGTTGCCGTTTCAACAAATGCCTGATCCAGTACATCTATAGTGCCTACCTTCAGTCCACCAATTTCTAGCCCGATGGTCTCCTGAAGCTTCTCCATTTCGCGGACATCCGTATAATAATCCGGCAAATACTGCATTAGATCAGGCGCCTCGACTTCACCCGGATGGCTCGAATCTTTATCTGCGGAATATTGCAATTCGCTGTATAAAGAGCTGCCGTAACTCATCCTCTACACCCCCTTCAGTTGATTCCAGGTTAGGGGCCCTTTGGGCAAATAATCATGTGTATGCGCCGCCGGAGGAAACACTGCTGGTTTACCCGCTACCCCCGCCCAAGCTACACTATCCGCTTGTTGCGCAAAATCCACCTTGCCATTGTTATTCGTATCGTAAATGCTTTTCAGCATATCGCCGGTACTTTGCGCGGCAACCAGGAGGACATTCCCAGCAGCAGAACCGATATATAGCTTGCCAGTGTCAGTACAATACCCAAGCTCACCAATAGCCAGTGCTCCAATCGCACTTTCCAATCCGCGGCGTATTTGAATCAATGTCTTTAAAGCCATTGTCCCGCCTCCTAGAAAGTTCCGCCATCAATACTGGCTACGGTAAGTTTATTGCCATTCGCCGCATCATAAATGATGCTACTTCCATCCACACTTACAGCTACACCGGCTCCATCTAAAGTGATCCCTTTTCCAGCTGTAACCGCAATCGCGTCTGCAGTAACCGTGATCCCATTGCCTGCACCAATATTCAGCGTCACAGCATCGGCCTGACCACCACCAATCAGCCCGTTCCCGGCTGTAATGGTCTGTAGTGCACCACCGGTACGTACCCATGCGCTGCCGTTCCAGCTATAAATCTTCTGCTCATCATCGACGTAAGCGGTCCAACCGACGGCAGGAACATAAAATACCCAAGCAGCAGATTGGTACTCCACGATTTGATTCGTTTTCCCCGCCCATGCCCCGGTTGCTCCAGCTGGAATAATGTATCGATCCCCCTCAACCGGACTGGCTGGTGGAGCCAGCAGGTTCTGATCTTTTACCGACGCTTGCGGTTCGATGTTATGCTTGGCCAGCTCAATTTCATTTTTAATCTTCTGTGCGGACCACAAGTCTGTAATCGTAGCCCCGGCATCATTGATCACCTGGTGCTTAGTCGCATCGTCAATGTGAGTCTTAATCTCAGCCGCAGTCTTTACGTTCGTACCATCTGATACTTTGTTGATATGTCCCGCACTAATATCCGCTTTAAGCACCTTCGCATAGGTTGCTCCATCAGCGATATCGTCGAGGGTACCTGTCAGGTCGCTAAGCTTCTGTGCATTCACCCGCCGCCAAGCTGCGCCATCATCAAAATATAAATATCCGCTATTCGTACCCGTAGTCACGTAATACAAACGGCCAACGGCTCCTGCAACCGGACGCGAAGCTTCTGGACCCGATAGCGCCCTTCCGACCATGGAATTAGAAGTGCCGTCACCAATATAAACTTCCTTAGTATCATTGCAAAAACCAAGCTCACCCGCCTTCAACACGCCATAACTCGTTAGCTCAGCCTTTGTTCCCCGCTTTATTTGTATGGTCTGTGCCATTTTACACCTCTCTTCTGAATGATCCTCCGTCAATCTGACCCTTGTTCTTATACCGTTCTATTTCAGTTTGAACAGCGGTAAGACTTACCTGCAAACCATTAATATCATCCGCTTCAACGGTATCGCCGGGGGTTTCGTAAGTCACATAAACCTCGGGCACATCGGCAAAAATCTTAATCAACCGTCGCCATGGCGTCTCGTCCGGAAAAGACACCGTAAAATTACGTAGCTCGATCCCGGAATACTGCGACCCTGTGTACACTGCGATGCTCTGATTATTGATGTTGTCATGCGCAAGCGCACCACTATACATGCCATTTACAAGCGGTAATCTCTCTTCAATAACATAGCTGCCACCGTTTGCTTTTTTATTAAGCTTTTCTTGGAAAATATCAACTTTCTCCGGGTAACCCATGCTACACCTCCAGTAAAACATTGCCGAACAACGGTATTTCTTCTTCGTTCAACATTACGTTGCCCGCTCCACTGTTCAGCTTCAGCTCACTGTAATCTGCGACTCCTTCAGTAGCTAGCAATAGTGCACCGATTACAGACTGGCTAATATAGGTTGCTGAAAAAGCCTTCTCCTTGCGATAACTCTCAAGAATCGCCTTGAATTCTTCATTTACAGCTTGCAGTGCATAGCCTGAGGCAAGGGTTACTTTTGCGCTTATACTAATGCTTTTGCCCGTTGCCGACGCCACAGTTACAACTGCACCTACAGGGGCTTGCCCTTCACCCGCTCCAGAGACCGGATCAATGTAATGCTGAACCTTAGTTACCAGCAGCTCAGAAGCAGGAAGCTTCTCGGCATCTACGATAATCACCTTCACCGTCTTAGGACCATTCCATAATGGAAAAATACGCGCACCACCCACCCCTGTAACCTGCATCGCCCACTCCATGTAGTGATATTTATTGCCGCTAGTAGCTGGGCGTCTGGCTGAATCCAAATAACGCTGGCGTAGCGATTCATCACTTTCGGCGTTCTCTCCAGGAATCAGAAGGGCAGCTATTTCTCCGCGCGCGAGCTCTGAAATATAATCTACTGGAAGCAAAGAGCCAAAATATCGATTCCCTTCTTCTCCAGCGGTTTCACTCTCCAGCCGATACACTCCAGGAGATAACTTTTCCATAGCCGTATAATTCAGCATATCGAGAGAGAAGCGGCTGCCGAGTGGAACATCCATAAATCCCCCATCCGCTTTATAGAAAATTCCTTTCAGCTGCGCCTTACTCGCTTCACGTCTTACAATTCCTGACCAGGAGATACTTCGCTCCAAGTACTCACCGGTAGCCGTATCTGCAAAATACAGATTATTATTCACATCCAGCTCAATGTACATCTGCGCGAGCTCTGCTGCTGCTGGAGCGAGCGCGTCATATATGATACTGCCCTCGCGTTTATCCAGACCTGACGGAACCCGGTCCAGCATCCGTTCCAAAAGAGCCTCATACGTCTGATCCTCATACATCCTCATTCCACTCCTTTCTCAGCTGAAAATTCCCATAACGTGTGACCACCTTACAATCAAAAGTTAGATGATCCCCGTTAAAAGAAACCTCTATATTTTCTAAGCTAAGGATTCGTTCATCCTGAAGTAAGGCCTCACTAATGACACGTCTGATTTCAGCTCTGACTAACAGCCGATCCTTACCTAGAACCAGCTGCCACTCTGTTCCGTAATCCGAACTGTAAATCAGATGTTCAAATCTATCGGTTCGCAGAATTTTGGCCGCTGCCTGCTGCACTGCCTCAAGTCCATCCGCTTGGCCAGTGATTCTTTTTCTATCCCAATCCATTCGGTAGGTTAGACTGGGACTTTCACCACGCTCAAGGTTGACCTCACCTTCAAGAAGGGCAGTTATCGGTCCAGCTTTTCCAATCGCAGGAATCATATCGGACTCACCAGCCGATCCAGAACAATATAGCTTTGTCCACCCTGCATCCGAACCATCAGAACCCGATCACCAGAGGCAAGTCCTCGACGCACTACTACTTCTCTACCCTCTAGCTCAATTTTGCTTTCCATTACCGATTCAGGCAGCACTAGCGCATTCCCCGATAAAATAAACCGCTGATCCACCTGGATCTGCAAAGGAGCTGCCTCCGTTACCGTCCCATAAGAAAAAGCCACGGGATTTGTATTTCCCACGGCTCCTAGGCTTGCTTTTTTAATAATATCCAACATCATTTCTACACCACCTTTATATCGAGGGACATCGTATGCTCCCCACCAGAAATCTTATGACTGCATTGATCCACCAGAAACACCTGAGTCTTAAATTCATCAAGCAGGACATAAATGAAATTACCAGCCCTTACGCGCATATCACCAATCGCCTGTACGGAAAGACTAAGCTTTTCACGGTTGTGCATTTTTAGCAGATTATTTGCCTTCTCCTGAATTTGTGCCACATTCGCTTTGTCATCGGCTTTCTGATACAAGTGCAGGATACCCCAGCGTTTCACATTATCCTTATCGCTAACCGGAAAGAAATCACGTTTACCAGACTTCTCATTATCCTTGTATAGAAAAATCGTGTTGTACGTATCTTCATCAATACTTTTTTTGAGCGAATAATCGTATAGATAATGCCCCGCTCCCAGCACCAGATTAAGCAGCATAGAATCCGGTTTACGCAGTGTAAGCTTGCCAAAATCATCGTAAAAAGCCACCAACTGCCCCTTATACTGAAGTTCACTGCCGATCGCTCCCATAATGATGTCCATCAGCTTTTTGTCATCCTCGATTAAAGAGGGACTCCGGTACTCTGTATCCTCCAGCACACCTGTCTGCAGTCCGTAGTCTTGCGCTATTTTTTTGATAACATCACTAGCCGTAACATCCTGCAAAACATAACTACCATTGCCCAGCAAATAACGCATCTGATCATAGGCAGTCAGCTTAATCTCCTGATCCGAGCCTGTATCAATGCTGAACACAAACCCGTAGAATACATCCACATTATCTTTGCTGAACTGAATAATATCACCGTTGCTGATGCCGAACTTGGGATGCTGATAGATTCCACTGTCCACAAGTGTTAACTCTAGCGTTGCCGGTTTTCCTGAGCGGGCCGTTTTCCAAGAAATATCGGAGACGATGCCAGAAATATCCCATAGATTACCTTCCTTATTCTTCACAAGCAGTTCCATAACATCCTCCTACGGCAGCTTAATGACCTTACCGATTGGAAGCTTCCTCAGCTCACTATCTTTAATGCCATTAAGTTTCTGGATTTCTCCACACCTTTTGCCATCCCCAAGCTTTTCTTTAGCAACTTTCCATAGGCTGTCTCCAGATTTCAGGGTATACGTAGTAGGTTTGGGAGTTTCATTCGCCCGCTTCTTCTCTACTTTCACTTCATCGTTGACAACCTTTACAGCTACAGCCTGATAGAATACGTACTTTTTGAGAGACAACGAATATTCAATATCACCTGAAGTACCCGCACTGAGCTTCCAAGTGAAGCCTTCGATACTCATAGCCATATTCACACCAAAATCAATCTCTATGGATTTATCCTCACTAGTCGATGATTGCTTTAACCATTTCTTCGCGTCGTTTAGCTTCCCCTCAGCTTTTTTCGTGTCATCCGCATAGCTCACCCCTGAGAATACAAAACGAATAGGTCTGCGAGTCGTCATCCACTTCTTAATAAGCTCCACATATTCAAAAGGCCTCTTCAGTCCACCCTCTTGTACCAATACGAAAGGGTACCTTTGTGCAGGGAAAATACTTTCAATCGTAATCTCCGTAAGCTTAGGATAAGAAATCGTATTAATCTCACCCAGATCGATAATGGTATAGCTTTTTCCATCCCCGCTCTCCTTGATCTCCAAGGTCTCCGGGTTGACTGGCAGCCGGAATGCTTCTGCCTGATTATTAAAACCAAGAAAAATCCCGTACTCTTCCACGTTACGTATACACCCCCTGCGCTGTAGAGACAAACTCCTCGTTCAGCTTTTGCCCGATCTTGTTGATAATCGTATCAATGTCTCCGGCATTATTAATATTCCCGGTCGTCACCTGCACCGTCGGCGTAAGCTCCACAAAATTTTGGATCGCCTGAATCTCCGCCAGCTCACGCAGCATTTTCAGATCATCACTGGAGATATCTACAGTGCCGTTGATGGAGTCGAGTTCTTTCACGCGGTTAACGGTGTTTAGATTACCCGGAACCCCTGCATTTTGAAAAGAACCAGCAGCTGAAGGTGATTTTAACGCAGGCGTCGTAGGAACTACTGGAATATCAGGTACGGTTGGCGTTTTCGGAGGCTTTGACAAATCTCCTGGGTGAGTAGTATTCCACTGATTTAATGTGGTGTTATTACTCTTATTTCCACCTACATTCAGTTTTTCTTTAAACTTATTGATATCAAAATTTTGGATGTTTTCTGCCCCTGAATTAAAAGAAGCTCCAATGTCCATTTGCAAATCCTTTTTGAACTGACTGCTATCAACCTCTTCAATATGAAGATTGATCTCCGACTCTATACCTATAAATTTGCCAATAGCTCCAACCACTTTGTTTATACTACCCAGCAAAAAGTTGGCAGCACCAATAACCCCATTAATAAATCCGGTCCAAAGATCGATAACAAAGCCCACGAATTCTGCAACGATTTGCCCCAGTGCTCTGAACATATTGGCCAGAAAGTCTCTAACCGGTTGAAGTGCTGCTACTATCCCTAAAAAAGCCACGATCAGAGCAACTATAAGACCAATTACTAGTGCGATTGGGTTAGCACTCATCACAGCGTTGAAAATGCCTTGGGCTGCGGTAGCAATTCCGGTAGCAATTGCTGTAATTCTAGTAGCAATTGCTGATGCATTCATCGCGATTACTAAGGCAATAACTCCAGCAACAACTCCCAAAATAATTGGCAAAACAACAGGGTTACTAAGCACACTCCAAAGATATAAGGCTCCCTGAACGACTTGTGAGAATCCTTGTGCTATCAAAGCAAGTCCAATTGCTATCCCATCGATAATTGGCTGAAAGGTTCCATCTGAGAATGCCTCGTTAAGAATGCCTAATAGCGGTGAAAATGCTGCAAGAGCTCCTTCTCCCATACCAGCCAGGGAATTGTTATAGTTTCCAAGAAGAGCTTGCCATTGATTAACGGGCGAATCCATCATGGTTTGCAGCGAAGCACTCGTCATACCTGACGTTGTCATAATATCTCCTAAAGTACTCAAAAAGGCTTCCATATTGCCCGTTCCAGCTACCAGATCAAGTCCGCCCAAGTCCTCTTTATCCACCTGAAGCATAGATGCTAAATCACTAGAGTCCCCCTCAAAAGCAGAAGTAATCGCTGATGAAGTATCACCTATATCTTTCCCCTCCGGAGACATCATACTGAGCCTTGTGGAATAATCCATAAGCTTATCTAACTGTTCCGTATTTTGAGTTTTAGGATAAAACGACAACACACTTTCCATGGACTTGTTTACATCCTGTCCTGTTTCTAGTGCTCTCTTCTTGAATTTATCAAACATAGCCACACCAACATCAGCATTTCCGGTTTTGACTTTAAAAAGATCTTCCCACTTTTGCTGTTCGGCCGCAGGCGCAAGCACCTTTTCCATAACTCCTTTAACTTTATCCAGCACACCCTTAGCTTTCCCAAAAGCACCAGTAATCTTTTCCCATGTACCCGCCTGCTGCTCAGCCCCTGCTGCTCCTTGTTCTGCCGCATCGTTCAGTCTCTCCTGAGCCTGTACTGCACCTCCAATAGAAGCTTGAATTCTGGTATAAGCTGCACTGTAATTGTTAGTAATGTTGTACACGGGTTTATTGACTATTTTCATACTTATTCGATTTAAGGTTGCGGAAAAGGAATTTGAAATATTTGCAGAAACCTGAGTTGTAATTTGATTGGTTATATCATTAATCCATTGGTTGGAGACTTGCTGGATTCCAGCTATATTGTTTTGCATACCTGCCATTCATTCACCCCCTCATCTCTTCCTCGCCTTACTCCGCGCTTGATCCCGCTTCTCCTTCTCCACCCGAACAGCGATCATCGCATAAATTGCGGCACGTTCACGTGAAGACAGCTTCATTAGCTCATGCGGTAAAATATGAAGCTCGTGGAGGGCGTAGTAAGCCAAGTTGGCTTCGCTGTCGCCCTCGTTGATTAGTTTTTTACTTCATCCACCAGCTCGTTCATATCTGTACCGAAGCCATTCAAGGCCTGTACCCGTTCACCCAGTGCCGCGAATTCACCTGGAAGCAGCATTTTACGCAGCAGCGTTTCGGCACCAAGAACGCCGTAAGAACGCTGTAGCTCAGCATTTTTCAGATCTGGATGCACTACACTTGAAGTCATAAGCTTAGCCATATAATCATTCGGTTCAATCTCGGAGGTATACACTCCGTTCTTGCCTTTTACTTTTCGGGTAGCTGCTTTACGGCATTCCTGATTCTCATCTTCATTCATACTTCGCAGCTTCCAGGCAACCGCATTCCCTTCCTTATCCTTAAAACGCTGCGATACTACAAACTCCTCGGTCGTGTCACATGCTACATTTTGCGCAAAAAACAAACTTAATTCACTCATTGTCTTCCTCCTAAAATAATTTAGTTTCTTCTAGTACTACTAACTAGACAGAGAAGAGACCCGCTGCTCACCTGCACGCCCGGGCCTTACTTGCTCCTATCTAGTTGTCTTTATTATTTTCCGGAGCCTGCCGGAGCGCCAAAAGCTTGGACAATCTGCACGTCTTCAAAGGTAAAGCTCACTTCTTCTTCCAGCGCATCTGATTCTGTATCCAGAGAGGCCATGATGACACTGTCAAGGTTTACGCCTTTTAAAATAATACGTTGTGCTCCCACGCTGGACGATGGATCTTCGTTCGTAACTTCAATATCGAAATACTGATCGACACCTGTATTCATATAATCGAGCATCATCTGGCGGAAACGGCTAGTCATATAAAAAATCGTCATTGAACCGCTGCCCGACCATCCAGTCGCTTTATGTTGAACTCCACGGCGGCCGAGTGTCTTCACTTCTGCCTTTGTTTTTTCTACCGTTGCTTCAAGTGTTTTCACATAGAACATCTCTTCAGTTTGTGTACCAATCACGGCATACGCACGGCCCTCCTGGCCGGAAATCGTATCGCTAGCTTTTAAAAATGCCATCTTAAACCACCTTCACTTTCATATATACTTTTTCTACGGAATCAACTGGCTTCACAGCCACGTCGAGCACAATGCTATCGCTATCGGTACCTGCCACAACGACAACATCGGTCTGCGCATTAAAGCTTTCGATCGCCCCCATATCCTGCAGATCATTCATGTAAGTTGCACATTGTGACCAGAACAGAGCCCGTCCATCTTCATTATTGGCTACCTTACCAATGTAGTAGTTCTCAAAAATACGCTTTAGATCATTCGAAATTCCGTCCAGCACGCGTAGTACACGATTCTTAGAGAACGCTTTGCCTTTATCCGGAGAGAATGCCGTAAACGTGTTAATATCCTGCTCCACAACAGCTCGCCCTCCACTGTAAGTAAAGAGCAGTTCACCTTGCAGCAAAGCTGCAGTCGTCTCAGAATGGCTAAGCCGTACATCCGCGTCAACGGAGTCGTCATAGCCCTGATAAGTCAGCGATTGATTCACCGCAGCAGCAGCCGTAGCACCGGCCACCCAAGCAACGGCATTGTTGTTATCAATCGTAGTTCCGTCACTTAGCACTACCCCATTCTTCACGCTGATCACACCTTCATGACCCGCAGTCGCATAATCCGAGAGTACAGCCTGCACTTTCTTCCCTTCAGTTTCCCGTAGTCTTCTTACCCAAGAGCTATACAGCGCCTTAAGCGTACTATCCTGCGATACTAATCCAACCGTTTGGAACTCAAGCACCTCAAGAGCAGATAAGAAATCGCTGTGAGCGCCATTTGTCACCGTACCATTAGATCCACCAATAAGCGGCATACCTGCGGTTAGCTTCAAGCCTTCTGCTCCATTTTTCTGAAATTGAACATAATCGTTGGCGACTAACTCTTCAGCCGTTCCAACTGTTTGCTTGTTCTGTTCAGTTCCATTAAGCAACGTTTTCACATCAAAAAGTGCATTATTCTCAATATTCTTCTCAATAACAACAGAAAGATCGTTTCCGCGTACACCGCCATATTTAGCCGTTACCTGCAGACCATTGTTCGTGACCGCCGCTTTAACCCCTTCATTCAATCGATAGAGCAGTAACGTTCCCGCACGTTTCAGCGCTTCGCGTACTGGCAGCAATGTTAGATGTTCCAAATCATAACCCAGCAATTTATTTATATCGTCCTGGGCGGTAAGCTTCATGATTACTCCAGGTTCTCCCCAAGATAGAGCAAGTGCCAAAGCTGTAATTCCGCGTTCTCCCATTTTGCCGATGGCACCTTGATTCGATGCTACATTTACGTACACCCCGGGGCGCACTTTGTTTTGAGTTGTCCATGTTCCGCCTGCCATTAGTTCAAAACCTCCTTATTAATAAACAATCCCATAGATTGCTTCGCTTCTTCGATCGTATAATTTTTGTCATCCTGCAAAATAACGTTCAGCACATCCTTTTCCTTAGCCGTAAAAAGCGATGAATTCACAATCTGCTCTTTACCAAAACGATCTCCATTACTCACCTTTGTGCTCATTTCAGTCTTTCTCCTCCTATCATTTGTCCCATCTTAATGGGGTCAGGCTTCTCACTTTGCAAATACACCATATAGTCCGTTGTAAAAAGAGGTCCTTTCCCCTCTCCCCCAGCTTCCCAGGCTTGCCTAGCTACACGAAAGGAGCCACCCTCTTGCTCCATCCCTGCCATTGCCTCACTCAGCTTATCTGCCATTCTCTCAGCTTCCAGCAGACTGCCTTGTTCATAACGGATACCAAAGCGATAGACCGCTAAATATCGGCCTTCCCGCTGCCGATCCAGGGTCGCTGAGATCAGTCCGGGATAAAAATAAGCCGTCTGAGGTTTCTCCCCATTCACATACACAGGCACATCTGGAAAATACCGCTCCAGCGCACTTGTAATGTGTTCTCGTAATTGTTGTACCGACATCACTCCATTCCTTTCTGAACTTCGGCGGTTCGCCGTTCTTTGATGGTGTTAACCTTCAATTGCATTAACATTAAGAAGACACCCCCTCTACTAAAACTAAGAACAAAAAAGGATACTATCCGATGCTGGATAATATCCCTTCTACACTAGGCTAATGCCAAAAGAATCTTTCACCGCTAGATTTGTTCTCATCACCACTAGGGCGGAAGGATTAGCAGAGCATTCATGCTCTTGCGGTGTTCTTTTTGCTTCATTTGCCATGTTATAAATATACACCCCTATTTGCCTTGCAGAGACGGTATACCGACGAGGTTTAAGCTAGCTTTGGGATGGTATAGAGCGGTTTTTCGGAGGAACATATAATCAATAAAAAAGACCGCATCATCCGCTCGGATGACACCGTCTCTTAAGTAACCATCTATATCTCTTAGGTAATACTAACTTTCTCTTTCTTCACTCTAGGTGCTGTTATTAAGGTGTTAAGGGATAGTAGACCAAGATCCGTTAAAGCCAAAGCCATCTTATAAAATGCCTTCGAGCGTATCTTCACGTAAGTGTCCTTACTTACCGGTGGATCAAACACATGATTGTAAATCGTATAATCGTACGTTTCGTCTCTTTTCATATAACGCTCTCTTACTAATTGCTGCTCCCTCGTATCGAGTCTCTCTACCACAGAGTCTATCGCCGAGCAAAAAGCCCTCCTAGCAGCCGGTATATCCACATTATAAGAAGCTATCGCAGCAGTCTGATCAGTAACAGTATTCGTAGGACCATGAAATCTTTCTGTATACGAATAAGTAGTACTGGCTTCCTTAGCCTCAAATGTAACGGTCTTAAAAATACGGTATTTCTCCAACATGCTCTCTATAGCGACCTGGGTTCGGCGACGGTCCAACTCTGGTAAAGCAGATAAGTTCATCATTTTATGCACTCCTTTAGGTTTTAACAGAATGAGATTAAATTGCGGAAGTTTCCTAAGCAATGTGCTAAAATATAAAAGTGTTCGTATTTCTGTTCGTATTTTTCTATAATATACCACTTATCTACCAATCTCGTAAAACCCCGTTTTAGTCTGTTTTGGGCGAAAAAGAATAGCTTTCCCTCCATTATCTTGCCTTTTGGCAATAATATACGCTTTGTTGTTTACCAATTGGCAAAAATGGCTTATATTAATAACATAAGCTTCAGTCTATAAGGAGTGGTTGAGATGAAACAGGAATTTGGGGATTACATGAAACAACTTCGCGAAACGAAGGGACTCACTATTAATCAATTGGCAGAAGCAGCGGGGATTAGCGGATCACAGATTTCACGGATTGAAAATGGTCTAAGAGGAGTGCCTAAGCCAACTACATTACGCAAAATAGCAGAGGCTACAGGCGTCCCGTACGAGGAGCTAATGGATCAAGCGGGGTATTTGCAGGAACAGGCTCTTCCAAGCGAAGAGATCGTCCCAGAGTGGGCTACAAGCAAGGATAAGCGTGACTTCCGTAAAATGCTGGAGGATGATGGAGAGCTGATGTTTGATGGGATTCCATTAGACAAGGAAGACAAGCAGAGGATAAAAGATGTATTGACCGGCTTATTCTGGGAAGCCAAACAGATGAACAAGAGAAATAAATCCAACAACACTTAATAACTACACTAACATGCTGCAGGTGAAGAATATGGATGAACTGATTAATAATCTGATTAAAAAATATAAAACCAACTGTCCGTTCGAGCTGGCCTCAGCGCTAGGCATTCACATTCGTTTCATGAACCTTGGGACAGGCACAAAGGGATTATATTACCGAAAACTAAGAAGAAGATTTATCGTCATTCATAATGAGTTGCCAGTTGAGTGGCAGCGCTTCGTTTGTGCGCATGAATTAGGACATGATCGTCTTCATAAGGGGATTAACCGCTTTTTTCTAGAGGAAAGCTCCTACTTCTCTCCTGGCAAGCTTGAACGTCAAGCTAATGTCTTTGCTGTAAAGCTACTATCCACAGGCAGCAATCCTGAGCAAGAAGAATCATGGAAAAGTTACTATCTACGGATTGGCATTCCACCAGAATTTCAATTTCTTTTGGAAGAATGATTGAGCATATGTTATATGAATTTAAGCGTATTTTAATTCTATACATAACAAAAAAAGCTCTTACCGAAGTAAGAGCTTTCTAAGAGCGTTTAAGCTGAGTATCGGGATGACACGATTTGAACATGCGACCCCCTGGTCCCAAACCAGGTGCTCTACCAAGCTGAGCTACATCCCGTTACTATAAAATTATGGAGCGGGTGATGGGAATCGAACCCACGCTATCAGCTTGGAAGGCTGAAGTTCTACCATTGAACTACACCCGCAAAGGTGAAAAATCGGGATGACACGATTTGAACATGCGACCCCCTGGTCCCAAACCAGGTGCTCTACCAAGCTGAGCTACATCCCGTTAAAAAATACTATAATTGCTTAATAAAAAAATGGCGCGCCCTGAGAGATTCGAACTCCCGGCCTTTTGATTCGTAGTCAAACGCTCTATCCAGCTGAGCTAAGGGCGCAAAAATTATGGAGCGGACGACGGGAATCGAACCCGCGACCCTCGCCTTGGCAAGGCGATGCTCTACCGCTGAGCCACGTCCGCAATAAGTGGTGCGCGTGAAGGGACTTGAACCCCCACGTCGTGAAACGCCAGATCCTAAGTCTGGTGCGTCTGCCATTCCGCCACACGCGCATGTAATAATAAAAGTGAGCCATGAAGGATTCGAACCTTCGACACCCTGATTAAAAGTCAGGTGCTCTACCAGCTGAGCTAATGGCTCGCACTTGGCTGGGGATATAGGATTTGAACCTATGCATGACGGAGTCAAAGTCCGTTGCCTTACCGCTTGGCTAATCCCCAT